TGTAGGTCATTTACTTTCACTGTTCGTTTTCCTTGATAGATCTAACACCGCGAGCAAACTTGGCAGGATCTCCATTTTTAATGGCCAACTGCAATCGTCTAATCAGTTCCTCAGCTTGATGCGGAGGATAGTTAGTTTGTATAATTTCAACTAGATTGATAACACGGGCAATGGCTTGTGTTGCCAGTCCCTCAACAAGTAAATGCTTGTCTTGCTTGGGTACTAAGCCTGTAATTTCTTCTAGGATGCTACGAGTTTGTTTACGCATGATTAATATATTTAGCTAAATAAAGTTAATAGGAGACTTTGAAAATGCAACTTTCACCAAGCGCACAGGATTTAAGAGACTTGGCCAATCGGCTACAACAACTAAGCGAGTACAATACAAGTGCCGATACGCACGAACCAGACCACGAAATTACCGACAGCGAATTAAGCCGCTTGAAAATTGCACTACGACCGCTAGTTGGCAGCGATATGCAAAGCCGTTTTATGCAAGTTTTGAATAAGATGGTAAGCGGACAGCCAGTGACTTTTGCAGAGTCACAGTTAATCACTTCTGCTTTTATCAGTATGGCTGATATCGTTGCAAGTGATAGTTCGTTAATTTCTCGTTTGCGTGCTGACATCAAAGATTACAATACTCAAGCTGGTGGTGACAATTCTGAAGGCGACGAGTACAGTCCAAACGTTGGCCCTGCTGATTTTGAAGAACCAGAAGAACCAGCAGTTGATACACGCGGTCTAAAGTAATTAGATTTCACGACTCACAATAGCCCTTAATGCATCTCTGTTAGCATTGCTAGCAACTGGTGCAGTTAAGGGCTTTTTTGCGACAGCAACACTGTTATCGCCACTGTCTGCCCATGGTGCTGACGTTACGTCCAATGGCCCAGATGGTTTCATTAAATCAAACCCTTCTTTGGCCTGTGGCTTTTCCCATTTGGTTGATGTAGGAGCACTTGTATTAATTGGTGTGCCCATGGTGTTGCGTTTTAGTTTGTCATACACATCACCAGGTTTGGTAGTCAAGCTGGACTGATCGCCGTCCATGTCACTAATACGAAGTGTGTCTGGATTAAAGCTCAAATCAATCTTTTGTCCAACTGCACCTGAACTGCGTGTCTTCATAAACTGCAACTGTACCATACAACGTTCACGCATTGTGGGAGTACTGAAGATACCAAACACGTTATCAGCAGTTTGAATCTTACTCAAGCCACCGGCAATCATAGAGTGATCAAACTCCACACTTTCAACTGCACTACGGTTTAACTGCGATGCTGTTGCTAACAATAGCTGTTCACTAACAACCAAGTTACGTAATTCTTCTGCTACCAACTTGTCCTTAACAAACATATCACTGACGCTGATCTTTTGGCTTGCTGGCATCATCAAGTCCAAGTAGTCAACCAAGATAGCATCCACTTTGATCTTGCGCTGTGTTTGAAACTCACGTACCCAAGACAAAATGTCGTTTGCAGTAATGCCGTTTGTTAACTGTACAATTTGTAATACGCCGGCTTTTTTACCGTTCATACGAACTTTAAGGTCAACGTCTTCTAGTCGCTTAAACACTTCACGAGTAGGAGTATCTGTTAGCATAGCATCCATACGCATAGCACACAGGCCTTCACTCAATTCAAGAGAGAAGTAAACTGTATTCAATCCTGCCATTGCCCAGTTCAATCCCAGATTTTGTAGGAACAAACTCTTACCTGCACCAGATGCTCCAGCAAAGATGTTTAGTTCGCCTCTGTTGAAGCCACCGTACAACTTATCGTCAAGTGCCTTCCAGCCTGTTGTTAATTGTCCATTATTGTCTTTGAGTGCTGTTAATCGAGCTTGCGGATCTGCAAAGTAGTCTGTACCAAATGTCTTTGGCAAGCCAACTTGAACAGCATCTTTGATTAGCTTTTCGACTGCACCGTACTGACTCTTGTCCAACATGTCTGCACTTTGGAGAATTGCCTTCTCTAGTGCTTTATGTCTTGCAAAGCCTTCAAACTCAGTTAAGAACCACGAGCTGTGTTCAACTGCTTGTGTTTCCAAATGCGAAAGCTCTGTGTTTGTTGTTGCCTTAACTTGCGTAATGTCTGGAATGTTGCCATGCTCATTTACATACGTCTTAATAAACTCGGCCGCACTACGCAATCTGCGATCAAAGTGTTCGGGATCCAACACGTTCTGGCAACGTGCTGCCAAATCCCTATTGCTGACTAAGAAGTCCAAAAATAATTTTTGTAACTCATAGCCATATTCTTTTACGTCATCTGCCATTAATTTTATCCTTTATGCACACCAGCGGCGTGCTATTAATTTAATCTTCAAGGGGCTGGTCTCAATCGCCGATATCACACTTTGTAGTGTAGCAACTCGCCCAAAATGTTGTACTGCTTGATTTGCATCTTTGATACCTTCTGGCCAGTCTGGGAAACTTACGTTCCATCCTAGTTCGGCTGCTTGCATTGCTAATTGTAAACCGGCACGGTCTCTGTCCGGCAGTACCACCGGTTCGTTATCAATGTCTTCGATGATCTTTGCTTGTTCGGGGCTAATGCTGTTAGTCATAATAGCAACACCGTCTAAACTTAATGCATCATATTCGCCTTCGAGAACTAATGTGTATTTTCTTGCTTGGCTTTGCTTGTCTAAGTTAAAGACAAAACTTGCTGGGCGGCTGGCAATAATCTTTGCAGTGCCTTTAGGGGCTTCGCCTATCCATCGCGCATTATAGCCCACTAATTTGTCATTATCAAAAAAGGGCAAGATAACACGATTGTTCATTCCTTGAATACTGCTGGGACTAGTAAGCCAGTCAGTTAGTTCTAACACCTGTCGGCTATCCAAATACTCAGCCGCTTCTAGCGTAATGTCTTGTACTTCCCACGGAAAGTCAATTTCCGGCCAGTCTGGTTTCTTAAATGGTTCATGTACAGAGTGTTCATCATCAACAACTACTTGGTCCCATAGTTGGATCTTTAAACGTTGGATTTCACCTTCATCAATACCAATGGCTCGCATGAACTTGATCAGCTTGATGCCAAGCCGTTGTCCCGGGCGCCAGCCTGTGGTGTAGCCGCAGTTGAAACAATGGTATCCTACACGGTCTTCTTCAAACTTGATACCGCCACGATGCTTGGTATCTGGACGTGCTTGTCCGTTTTGGACACACACTGGACAGTTCATAGTCAGCCAGCCGTTGGTGTTGCGCTTTAACGCAGGTAGGTGGGCTTGTAATGTAGATTCAACTATGCTCATATAGAGCTAGTTTACACTCTTATAAGAACTTTGTCAAGGGTACCTGCGTTCGAAAGGCTATCTTGCTTTACGATACGTAACCAACGAACACCAGCATAGAAGTTGTATGGGTCAATACCGGTGTAACCATTCAAGTCCATGTTGTGAGTCTCATAGTCCTGTGGCTTTAGGTTGCCCCACAATGTGGAACCAGTTACTGTTTCGTCCAATGTGCCTTGAACTACTACTCGGCCAGTCCAATTGCTACCATATAGTGCCACTGTGAAAAGGCTTGTGTCTTTTCTGTAGAACTGTGGACCGTTAAACGCACTGGATACTACCAATCCACCAACGTCTGTCCAAGTTGTAACTTCTTGGGTAACACGGCTTGTTGGAACTACTGCGTCTTTGACTTCAACATCAAACGCACCTTGTTGAGCACGGTTCCAGGTTAGGGCTGTTTCTAAACCATTGCTGTCAATAAAAGTTGCACCAAGAGAATAAATGCCAACCGGTAGCGTCATTAAATCGCGAGCAAAAACAGTCAAACGAGTTTGTCCATTTTCTTCTACTGTTGGTACTGCACGGCGTCTAAAAATAGTAGTTCCTGTAGTTCTATCCCACATTGTAACAGTTAGCTCGCGGCGTAGTAAGCTAACAGGGCGTCGATCTGTACCTGTAATAGTAAGATCTAATATGTTATCAACACCTTTAAACCAAACAATACGTTGGTCGGTATAACCAGGTGCGTGGCGTGTGGCACTTGGGCCAGTGCCTGCGCCGGAATAGTTTAGTGTTGCTGTTGGGATACTTGAGTTTAATGTGGCCATGCTCTTATTTAGCGAATAGACCAATGATTTCTGCGAAGCTAAGTAAAGCTGATGGACAACAAAATAAGAGAATTTTTAGAACGCTTCCCGTTTATGAGCTTGGTTCGTTACGGCGATACAGAGCTGGTGGGAATTATACAAAACAGTGATAACGTAGTTGTCACCATGTACGTGTACAACCTATTGAATTCTGACGAAGATAAGGTTGCTTTCATTGAACAAGGGGAAGAATGGTGGTGGGGTAGTAACCGTTTGATCCCTATCAATATTGTTCTCAAAGAGCCAATGCGCCGCTTTACATATACACTCAAGACTTATAGTACCAAGGACTTTGAAGTGTTATACGGCCATCAAACCAGTTTAACCAATGTGATAACAAAACGCACCAAACGACGTCAAATCAGTTTGGTGCGTAAAATGCGTTAATCTTAAACGTTAAAGCCCAGTTGCTCGCATATTAAATTCATTTGAGCAACAATAGCAACTGCATACGCAACCGCGTGAGCTTTCTTAAAGTAGTACTCACCATTCTCGGGCTTGGTCCATACTTCCTTCATAATCGTCATCCATGGCTTCCCAATCAGATAACGTTTCGACGGGCGTATCATTGCAAGGATGGCAGCTAATTGTTCCACGGAAGCGGGGCAAGTCCTCTTGAGAACGTCCCCATGCCCGTTCAAATGAAATAACAGATTTGAAAAGTCGTCTTGTAGTAGTAGATCCCATAATGGCTCCTGATTGGCTAGTTGATCTAAATGCTGTTTGCTTTTAACGCCTTGGTATAAACTTACATTAAGTAAGTCCACTTTGAAGAATCCCAATTCTTCTGATTGTTGATAATCAAGGTCACACCAACCTGTAAAGGGATTGGTAGGTACTGGATGGAAGTAGACTCCAGACTTGTGCTTTTGTCTGTTGCCGTTGGGCATGCGTTGCATTGCAGGAACGTGCGGCAGTAGTTTTAGTACTTGTTCTCGATCTGCAAAGTCAATGTCTACGTCGGGTAAGTTCATTATTTTTTCTTTAAGTTTGTTCTGACTATAGTTAATAGGTCCGCTTGTTGTTGTTTAATAGCAAGAACTTCTTGAGTCATTTCTTCAAGGCGAGCCAGCACAACTTCCAACCGTGCTTCTAATTTAGCGTACCTAGCGCCTGCGCCATCATCGTGTTGATCCACAGTACCTGTTTGTCGTTTTGTTTTATTTTGCTTATCCACCATTTTGTATCCACATGCTTAGTAATTGTATCAATTTGCCCTGGTTCCATTCTATCTAACAATCGCTGTGCCGCATCAGCAGAATAAATTATCCAAGGACTTATACGTCCCATAGTTATCATATTCATTGCTGTTGCAGGCGCAACTTTATCAAAAAATTCTTGCCAGCTATTGTTTGTCTTGGTACCCCAGTCTACCATGGCCAGGATAGTTCGTTCTAAAGCACGTTCTGAAGTTTCCTTCTTTGCGGCTTCTTGTACATATAGCTGATAAGTGCCTGGTTTCGTCCAATCACTTAATCGAACACTCATTTTAAAAAGCCAGTTAGTAAACTTTTCGCTTTCTAAAGGACGCAACTCAATCAAGTAGTTAGCAAATTTCACAAACCCAATATAGTCCGCGCTCCTTATAAAGTCGTCAATTGTCTTTTCTTTCTTTGTATTGGGACTTACATATTTCATGAAGTCCAACCATACGCTAAAAGCAATGCGACTGTCAGTTTCATCCTTGTTCATCCATCTACGTTTGCGCTCACACATGTGGCTACTTAAAGTACGCTCACGTGTGAATGCCTTTCCACAGAAGCGACATTGGTAATCCTGTATCATTATTTAAACAAATCCTTGAGATCTTTATCGCCCATGTTTTTGGCTACGGCAATGTCTTCTAGTACGTCATTGCCGTTGAGCTCTCGGAACAGCTCAATCTCCTCATCGCCAAGACTGGGAAACTGCTCAATCAACCAAGCTGTTAGCTTGTCTTTTTTAGCACCTTTTGGCGGAATAAACTCGTGCCGCATCTTTTGACCAATACCGCATAGCGCAAGAGTGCGCCAGCGTAGTTCATCATGAGCACTGCCCACAGAAATGTAATCCAAGTTACTTAGATCATTTACTGTTGTCAAGTAGTATTCTTGCAAGTCCTGTGTACCTTGGACTTGACTGCCCCAACGTTGAGCCATGTACGTGCTCAATGACTTTAGTTCGTCTGTTCCTAGCTTACTGTAATAATCGCCCTTGCGTAGATCCACTGCTGCCATGACTTGGTCAATTGGCAGTTGATATTTTGCGGTTGCTGGTGCTTTCTTCTTAGTAGCCATACGTATATTTTAAAACCAAATTTTGTTTAAGTCAAGTACTTCTGGAATCTTATTTGTTTCTTTGACAAAGAACGCACACATTGGGTCATTGCCAGTTTCAAGCGGTACTGCCAAGATGTGCCCAAACTTTAGCTTGGGTACGTACCATTTTACTTCTTGGTAGATGTTGATAACTTCGACTCGTTGCCATTCTGGCTTGTATCCGTTAATAGGATTGAACACAAACGTAGAGAAGCCGCGATCGTTAATGCTCATCACATTGATGACTTCTGGTTCGCCATGATCTGGTTCTCCAATAACCAGACTCCAATCTAGTGGCACCTTTACTTCTGTTTTGCCAATGCGTAGTACTGCCGCTGGGCAAGAGAAACTCTCTAGGAATACTAATGGCACAAAAATATAGTCTACATCTGCTGGGTTACTGTAATCTAGCACCCCATAACGCAAGTCTTCATCAATCTCTTCCGGTAGACGATCTAAGTCATATGACCGATTGTCAACTGTTAATATATTCATTTGTAAGTGACCTTTTCTGTTTGGTATGGGTAATTGGCGTCAGTGTAAAATTGTTTACGCTTTGTTAAATGTCGTTTGGCAAACTTTGCTGTGGAGGTTATGTCCCAGATTTGTACAAAGTCTTTGTCTTGTGCTTTTCTTATCCCGCGGCCAATACTTTGAATAACTCGGACAAACGATTTGCCAGGTTCCACAAGTACCAAGTTAAAGATCCTAGGAATATTAATACCAACAGCCGCGACACCATATGTCGCAACGATAATTTTGTTATCGCTTGTGGTAATTTCGTCGTACTCATCTTTTCTATCCTTTGATTTCATTGCGCCTGATACAAATACACTGTCAGGTAGTCTTTCTACTAGCATCTTGCCAGTTGCAATGCGATCTACCAGTACCAGTGTATTTCCGGCCAATCCAATGGTGTTGATGGTAGCAGCCATATAATCTAGACGTTTTTCATTTGACGTCAAGTACGTTAGTTCTTCTTGGTATGTTTTGTATTCTACCTTGTCGTCAAACTGTAGCACCTTGACATGACAGTTAGATAGCACACCCATGTCTTGAAGTTCGCTTGCTTGTAAGCGATGTGTTACATCACCCAAGCTGGCAATAAGGCTAACGTACTCATGTTCTTCTTTGGGAATGGTACCTGTCAGGCCCCAACGAATAGGGATATGTGCAAACAGGCCAGTTAGCATTGTACGCAACACATCTGCCTTGGCCATGTGTACTTCGTCGATGATAACTGCAATTAAGTCATCTGTAACCGCTTCGAGCCCAATTGCACTTGTTCCTTCTTTGTTCTTCTTGACAAGACTGTTGATACTTTGCCAAGTTGCAATGGTATGTGTATGTCCAAGGTCTTTCTCGTCACCAAAGTACACACCAACATCCAGGCCCATATTGACATAGTCAGCGTGTGTTTGTTTGACTAAGTCTTTGTTGGGTACAATAACTATTGTGCGGCCAAAGGGTTCACAAGTTAAACTCAGTGCGGCAGTCATTAGTGTTTTACCTGCGCCTGTGGCAATTTCTTGTACGCCTTGTGGATTGGCAAGATAACGATTGATACACTCTACTTGATAGTCGCGAATCTTAATAGGCTGGCCTTCAGCAGGGTGTCCTTTAGGCCAAAGTATGTGAGCAAAGGTGTCTTCGGACACTTCAGTAAATTTGATGTTATGATGAGGTCGACGATCATCGATTTCAATTTGCCAACCTTCCTCATCAAGAATAGGCAACACTCTATCTAGCAAGTTTAGATAAGTGGCGCCAGCTGTTGTAAAGAAACCAATCTTGCCGTCCCACCTTCCTAATCGAAAAGCAGGTACGTGATATGCGTGGGGTAGCATATACTTTAATTTGGTTTCACATTTGCGACGAGTGCTTGGATCAAGGTCATGGAACTTGATATTGACTTCGTCTTTAATTTCTAATCTGGTTATTCCGGGCATATTCTATTATAACACTTGTGTAAGGTAATGTCTATTCATTTGTAAGATACTTATAGTAAAAACCATGATTTTAAAAAAGCAATTTTGCCATAATGCAGAAAAAAGAACAGGCCCCGAAGAGCCTGTTCACCGACATCCATCCACGCAAATAGTCAGCTGTCGGTAACCTGTTAACCTCCGTGCTTGAGAAGGTACTTGTTAGAGATAGCCTTGAACGATACCGACTTTTCGTGGCACTTGAAAACAAGTCCTTCTCGTTCGCAACCAACCAAGCCCATAACTGACTTACCTTCGGCGAACTTTAACACTTGTGTCATATCAGTAAGGCCCAGTGTATCAGTTAAACGAGCAGAGTATGCTAGCACGGGGCAGTGGTTCAAACCAAACACTGCAACAAATGCCTTACGTTCAGCAGGAGTAAAATAACGGCCTGCATCGATGTCGTAAATGTCGTACACAAGAAAGTCTTGGTCACGCATTTGGTAGATGTTGCCTTGAATGCCGTTACCAACAAGCTCGCCTTGCACTGCAAGATTACGACCACCAATCTTCAACTTTTCTTCCAAGTCGTATTTGATGGCAGCACGCCACAGTGAGTTTTCTTCAAACCGCTTTAGGTCAAGATTACGTGAGCAAACACCAACTTCGCCATCAATGCAGTACACTGTCATTGACGAGCCTTCCAGCTTTTCGGTAACTTCCCAATGCAGTTCATCTTCGGCTAACCACTCTGATAGTTCGTACTTCAAGTTCTGAACACGCTCTTGATCAGTCTTGGGAATCACTGTAGGGAACATACCCTTGACTTCACCTGCAAGTGCTGCCGGAATAGGTGCTTCGTACTTGACAATGCCCAGTGGCTCAGATACGTCATTGCCTACAATGTCAACTCCGGTAGTTGGTGGCAGTGCGTAGACCGTAGACAGTGGCAGTAACAGACCTTGCGACAGCTGGCCACGAAGCTTCATAGTACGCAGACGTTCGCCTTCAACACCTTCAAACACCTTAGGGTAGTTTTCTGGCTTGGTCAGGAACGGTGCAATAGCATTGGGAATGAACGAATCAATTTCGCAATACACTGCAAGATCACCTGCTGTATATTCACCCTTCTTAACTACCACTGTCCATCCACCAACAATAGCACACTCAATCGCATCTGCACCTTCAATAGGGCGAAGCGAATCAATCTTTCTAATAGTTGCCATCTTACGCATATTATTCCTTACACATTAAACAGTTGTTGTGGCACTGAACCAAACAACGAATACAAAATTTTACTTGGGGTAGAGGCCACTGCCAACTTCATTTGCTTCCTGGCTGCTTGACTCTTGTAGTAATCACGAGCAATTCTATTACGAACTGCACCACGGCTATTATTACAATGAAAACATGCTGCCACCAAATTAGAAGGTGCTTCTATCTTACGATTTCTAGGGCTAGCCCACTTGTCAAGTAAATGTTCTAATGTTGCATGTTGCGCTGACTTTTTGTCTTGAGTCATTTCGCAATTGCAATAATAACATTTATTGTCTTGCCGCTGAATCAATGTAGAAAGAATCATTTTAGTTCCTTAATAAACGGGACTTATTGACACTGCCCGTTTTTGGTAACTTATGCGCCGCGCTTCATAACAGTGGTCTCTGCAAGACGCTTCCACTTGTCGCCTGAACCAGACATTTTCTTCAAGTCTGCAATCTTGATAACTGTACGCAGGCTCAACTCACGCAACTTGTCTTTGTTGGCATCCACGTACTCGTACAATTCTTGCTTGGCGCCGTCTTCAAACTCGTAGTGGTCCAGCATACCGTCCATCATAATTTGCTTGATACGCAACATCTTGTCACGTGCTGTATCCAATGTCAAGTCCAAGTAGTGGCATCGGCTTTCCAACGCACCCAAGTGGTCTTTCAACTTGGCACTCTTAACGTGCTCAAATTTGATGTTGGTGATAAAGATTGCACTACCCTTGAACTCGAAACGATCTGGTACGCCTTCCGAACGCAACATACGACTATCTGTGTTCCAGCAAATTGTACGCTTCTTGGAACTGTCCAATGCTGCCTTCAAGATGTTAAGGCTCAGCTCGTCCATCAACACACTGTCACAGTCGTCAAACACCAACACGTTACCTGCATCGCTGTAATTGTAGAGCTTGCAATACAAACCAATGGCACTCATAGCACCTTTGACAACTTCGTAACGCGGACGGTTACCACCAATTTTGTCGAACATGGCACTCTTGTCTAGCACTTTTTCAACACCAAAGCTCTTACCAACACCGGGAGGGCCAACAACAATCATAGCACGGACGGTACCGTCAACAGCACCTTCTGTCATTTCCTCAAGAATGTCAAAACGTTCGCGAATGCGTTCAATAGCTTGCTCGTCTGTTTCTTGCACTTTGGGTTCCTTACGTTTGGGGGCGTCAAAGTTGCCTTCAACACTGGTTGCACAATCTGCGGCGCTGGCAGGGATAACATCTTGCATGCTATCAACTTTAATACGGACTTCACGCCCTGCAACAATCAAGGGCTCAAAGGATTCATCTGCAACTACTGTAACGTAGCCGCCTTTAGTACCTTCTTTATAATCTGACACGAGCTTAAACGTTTGATTGACAACGTTAAAATTGCGGTACGTGCCTTTTGCAATAGTAATGTATGCTGACATTTGGGTTCCTTTGCGTGGATGTTTAACTTACTACAATATCTATTATACTGCTACTTGGCTCAAAGAGCAACCGTTTTTTGCACTTTTTCCTGGGTTTCTAGCACTTGTTGCGTAAAAACAACACCGCCCAAACCTGCTTGATACGTTTCTGCTACTTCTTTGACGTAAAATTGCATAATTTTACCGCTTTTTGTAATCAGTGTGTATTGCATGGTGTCCTTTGCTGTTTATGTGTTTATTATACTGCTTTTGGACCAACTCGTCAACCACTTAGTGGAATACCATAGTAAATTTTAGGGGAATACCAAAGTAAATTTTTGTGGCTTTTTTACAACAAAAAAGGTAGTACAAAGTACTACCTTTTGATTGCTTAAAATTTAAGCAGATTAGCGAAGTTCTGCATCTTCCATACCAGCTACCCGCAGTTTTACAACATTAGATAGTTGCCATTGTTTGATGTCAAGTGCTTTGGTAAGTCCCAAAAACTTGTTGCGAACAAGTGCAAACTCATTCACAATGGCATCCATGTCACATACTTCTGGTTCGCCATCCACGTACTTTTCTGCATCACGACTTGTCAACGCACGATTGTAATGTTCAGTAAACTGGCGAAACTTTGCACTACGAATCTTACGAAGTTGGATATTAAGTTGTTCAAGTATAGCTTCAATTTCTTGTAGCTGATTGAATCGGTATTCTACAATGCCCGGCATTTCGCGACTGGCTTTTTCTAAACTACCAACCAGCTTCAATTCCATGCGGCCTTGAATTAGTTCGTTTTCAAACCATTCGATGCAATCAGGAAGGCAACTTAGGTCTGCTACAACCTTCCTATACCATGAGCTCATTAATAGTCCTCGTCTTCGTCTTCGATTTCTTCTTCTTCAAGTTCGCCTAAGATTTCTGCAAATGCACCATCAAGTGCTGAATCAGAGCCTTTGGCATCTTCTTGTGCTTGTTCCAAATTGACAAAATTTTCAGCTGCTCGCAAAAATGCCAAGGCAGCGTCTGGTCGTTCTTTCTTGTCAATATATGGTTTAACTGCTAGCCACTGTTCAACTAGCATTTCTCCCGATGTGTCACTCATTATTAGTTTCTCCGTAATCATACCACTGGTTGTGGGGTCAGCGATACTTAGCCGATATAAATTTATTGCTTTGCCATTTTAGACAAATACTCTTCGCTTTCAATCCACTTGTTGTTGACAAGGAATCCCCACTTGCGTGTTTGTTTGCCAGGCATAAACAATGTCCAGCACTCTACGCTAGGATCAAGCTCAATACGATGATAGCTATTAGCGCCACATATACGAAAATGGCCGGGTCCTCGCCATACAGCGATTTCAGCGAACTTTTTGCCTGCATTGTCAAATTGTGGAATCCATTCATAGTAGCCACCTTTCAATATTAAAGTAGCGTAAGGCCATGGATGATCATGCACGTCATCGGGATCTGATTTAAGGAACTTGTGTACAAACACATTAAATGGAAACCTTGTTCTGTCTTTAAGGAAAACATAATATCTTTCTAGTAGTGGTTCATTGGACTGACGATCCATAATAACACGGTGTCGCCCTAATCGTTGCATAAGTTTTTTGATCATCGTTCATCATCCCAAAATGCATTCAGTATAGGATAGACACCATCACTGCTTCGTTGGATCTCTATCTTGTCACTGAAGCCTGCATACACAAACTCACCAGGTGATGTACGTTTAAAACAATCAATCATAATCTCTGGCTCGCCCATGACATCGACATGTACCATTTCAGATTCGTACAATGTTTGCAGTTGTTCGATTAAGAGTTTGAGTTGCATATGACTATTATAGCAGAATTTGCTGTCAAGGCCAATGGGGAGTTTCGCCAAGTAAGACTCGAATGGTCTGAAACTCTTGCCAAGCATCCTTATACATTAGGTTTTCTTGTAGCAGTTTCAAATGCCGTTCTTTATTTTCTATCATGAAGTCGCCAACATCATTTGGACCATATCCACTGTATCCATTTTGGCGGCTATTGTGATGTCTGTTGGCAAAGTCAAATGCATTTTTAACAGTTGATTCAAAACGTTCAAACCTTTCAATGGTTTGTTGATCAAGTTCAACCTGGTATACTTGTTCTTCATGTACTGTGTATCGCTCAGCTGACCAATCAATACGACCGTCGGCCCAATTACTGCCCCAATCCATATAGCCAGGATCAGAAGCACGGCGCAGGGTGTGCCGACCAACTATCTTTACACCCTGCTTTCTCAACCATGATTCATGGTCGAATGCCATTTATTCCTCGACTGCTTCTGGAGCTTCTTCGGGGACCGACTTATCAAACATGTGTGGATTGGCAGTGATATTTGCCATCACAGTGTCTAAACAACCGTCGTCATTACGCTCCCAGCCCTTACGGAACTTCTTGATAATCTCACCATCTGCTGTTGTGTACACAAGACTATTGCCTTCTTTCTTCAACATACCTTTGGCTTCAATCAAGTCAGTCAAGCCCGAGTAAGGATTCATACCTGTTTCGTATGGAATCTTAACTTGCACACTTTCAAAAGGCTTGGCATAACGTGTTTTCATGATCTTGCAACCTGCACGAATACCTTTGACTTGTGTAATCTTGTTACCGTCTTCGTCTTCCTTTAGCTTCATTTTCTTCATAGCAACTACGATAGAACTAGCGTAGATAAAGCCTTGACCGCCACTGATCTTGTCATCTGGGTCAAACATATCTTGCGATGCGTATGTGTGGTTAGTTGCAACCAAACCCAAGTTCAAATCACCGAACATGTTTACACAATTGCGAACAAGTGCAGTAAGTGCTTTAGGCTTACGACCCATGTCACCTTTCATGTCACCAGCGTTAAACTGGTTAACGTCGGTTGGTGTTAACAACATACCCAAGCTGTCGAGAACAAACAATACCTTTGGGCGTTCACCTTCTGCAATTGTTTTGTACTGTGCAACAAACTCGCTGATCATTTTAGCAACGTCATCGATCATAGCCATGTTGAGTTTTAACAACTTGTCTTCGCTTGTATCAACACCCAAGGCATGCAACCACTTTTCGTCCAGGGCGTTTTCAGTATCGATCAAGATAGGGAAAATACCTTGCTTCTGTGCATTGGCTACTAAGTTGCCGGAGCAGATAAACGATTTACCTGCACCAGACTCACCAGCAAACACTGTAACCTTACCCAATGGGATACCACGATTAAAGTCGCCGGAGATCAAGTAGTTAAGTGCGAAGTTGTTTGTAGAGACCCAGTCTGTTGGGTCATTGAAGCCTACGCTTAGGCCTTCGATAGATTTTGTAATGCTCTTTCTAAATTTAGAGACATCAAATGCTTTTGCCATTATATTCCTTTAAGATGAAATGGGAGAGCATCATGCTCTCCCCGGTGTCAATTAGGCTTGACGGCTACGAATCATCTTAAGGATGTCGTCAACGCTTGGCTTGGCTGCACCTTCTGCTGGAGCAGGAGCTGCCGCTTGTGCCGCAGGAGCTGGTGTTGCAACTGGTGCTGGACGACTCACTGCTGGTGCTGCCTTGGCTGCTGGTGCTGGTGTATCCTCATCGGCATCACCTGCTGGTGCGTTGGCAATTTGAACGCCGCTTGGACGATAGAACTTGCCCCACTGCTCTGGGTCGTACAACTTGCCTTCAACACTAGCTTCAAACATTTCAAAGATTGCTCTTTGTTCGTCGATGCCGGGACGC